TTATATTTTCCACTTGATGACAATGTCCTCAGCTGTTACCTGGACCTTGTTTATAAGCCCTCTAACAAGTACCTTCTGTTTCTCATAATCCATTGAAAACACTTTTTCAGCGTTTAGCAGTTTCCTCATATCAGCCTTTCTTTTGTTCTTCCTGAGCGCTGAATCGTTTTCCAATTCAGTCTCAAGAGTAGCCCTCATGCTTATAAATTCGGCTGACTTGCTCTGTAATTCTTCAAGGGTAATGCGGTCATCTATGTATAGATCGTTAAGTCTGCTCAGTTTCTTTGATAGCTCCTCTATTTGTTTCTTATAGCTCTCACGGTCTATGGTCTCAGCATTGTCTCCTGAAAATATTTTGTCCAGGTAATCAGCGTCATCTTGTAGTTTGCTTATTTCTTTTAGCACAGAGGCCTCTAGCTTGTCTTTGTAGTAAAATCCTGAGTCACACTTTTTATTGTCGTTGTAGGTAGTAACGCCTCTCAGCGTTCGTGGGTGCCTTTGATGGCATTCATATTTTTTTAACCTGCTCCCATCTTTCCTCTTTACGCCTAACATAATTTTTAAAGGAGCGCCACAATATCCACATTGGGCGATACCGGATAGAATGTACTTAGCTTGGAATGGTCTAGGATTGACATTCTCTGCTGCCGTCCTTTGTCTGATTTTTAGCTCAGATTGAGTCTTATCGTATTCCTCTTTTGAAATAATCGGCTCATGATTACCTGGGTAAATTTCTCCCTTATACTGATTGAAACCACAATAGACAGGGTTATCGAGTATGGTTCTGACCGCCCGATAACTCCAAGGCACATGCTTTGGGTATTTCTCATTTAGATCATCCCTCAGCTTAGTAATAGATCTCCCTCTCAGATAACTCTCAAAGATAAATTTAACAGCCAGAGCCTGAGCTGGATTGATAGTCACAGTTCCAGTTTCCTTGTGATAATTGTATCCGTAAGATGTTTTAGCCCACATCATGGATTTCCCAGCCTTTGCCCGTCCTATTTTCCCAAGTTGCATACGTTCCTTGATTTGTTCCCTTTCTAGCTGAGCAAAGACGCTCAAGAGTCCAATCATAGCCTTACCAAAAGGAGTAGAGGTGTCAAAGTTCTCCTGCAAGCTCAGAAATTCAATCCCATTCTTGATGAATACATCCTCAATCAAGTGAAGCGTGTCTTTTTGACTACGGCTAAGACGGTCCAGCTTATAGACTAGAACTGTGTCAAATTTTCTTTTTTTAGCGTCTTTGATAAGACTTTCTAGCGCTGGTCTGTCAGTATTGGATCCTGAGAAACCTCCATCAGTATATATTTTGTATACATTCCAGTCTTTAATATCGCAGTAGCTAGAGAGCTTGGCTTTTTGCTCATCGATAGAGTACCCCTCCTCAACCTGTGAGGTAGTAGATACTCTGACATATATAGCCACTTTATTCATTGTTTTCATTGAATTTGTACCCCTTTTTTGATAAAATAGGTACAAGAAAAGACATCATGCGAGGTTATCTCCATGAAAATCCTTTCTTGCTCATAGCCTCACGCTCAGACTCGCCAAAGTTTGAGAGCGTGGGGCTTTTTTGTTTGTTATATATTATCATCTACTCTGTCTTGTAAGATGATCAATTTTTCTTTCAGGTCATTTACTCTTGCTAAATTACTATTCATTTCATTGATGTAGTAATTGATTTCATTGTGAATTTCTAAAGCGCTCGTTGGTGCATTTAGGGAGTTGAAATAATTAACTAATTCTTTGCAAAATTTAGCGTACTCACTGTGATACCTTATTTGCACTTGGTACATCATTAAATCAAATTTATTTTTGTCCCATGTTGGGAAATCGATATCAAGATTTGTAGGGTATCCTTTAGCTGAGTGTATCTCCCATAGCGACGAATATTTATCAGCAATACCCCTCCCTTCATCAGTCAAAAGTGTTTTGCCGTCATCATCATAAAGCAATGAGTTGTCTTTGAATTTTCTTGTTATTTTTTCAGCATTTAGATTGTAATCATGAAAAAAATATTTAGGGATTGATATAGTTGATTTTCTTCCACTCTTTGTTTTCCCCCACCAAACCAAGAGTAGTAACTCTCTAAGAGGATAACCCTCTGGAGTTATAAAGTTATCGTTGTATTTTGGAAAATCAAAGCCTCTTCCATATATTTCAAATATATTAGGTCTTGAGTTTAGTATTTTGAAATACTTAGGCCGATAGTAGTTAAATTCTTTAGACGGAGAAACAGTAACGGAAATTTGTTGCGGTTCTTTCTGTTTTTTACTTCCAAATAAAAAATTAAATATTCCCATATTAAAATCCTCTCTAATGTGATTCAGTTATTGCACATATTTTTAAACCTTATAAATATCTACGACTTCCCCAATAGTTCGGATGTCGTCGTCTTCTGTTAGATGGATTTCTTCATAGCTATTATTTAGACTTTGTAAGTACCAGCGTCCATCAAAATCACGCTTTAATTTTTTAACAAAGTTTTTGCCATTTACCTGGAAGATACCGATTGAATTGATATCAATTTGACTAGTGACCTTGATAAAGAGCAGGTCATTATCTTCGATAAGTGGTTCCATTGAGTCACCAGCTACTTTAGCAATAGTGTCATACTCGTTAGGAACATCATTGGCTCTCAGTCTTACCTCCATGTGGAGATTGTCCTCTTGGAAAGTCCCATGTCCAGCAGCTACCAAGCCCTCTACATAATCAGTAATGTAGTCTTCGTCCTCTTGAGGCTTATCAAACATAGAAATAATATTAGAGTTCTCTTGCTCTTCAAGTTGCTCCTTAGCATAATTAAGGACTTTCTCCTGCCTTGGTTCTTCTAGTTTGTTGTAGATCGGCAAGATTTTAGCCTCATTGCCGTTGAAATAATCTAAAGGTACGTCGAAATAATCAGCAAGGACTCTGACCGATGAAAGCCTTGGCTCTTCTTTGTCATTTTCCCATTTAGAAATTTTCCCTTTATTAAAGTTCATAGTATCAGGATACCTATTATTTAAGTTATTAGCTAACTCATCAAGAGTTAAGTTATGTTTCTTTCTAAGTTCTCTGATTTTGTTTCCAATCATTTTTCCACTTCCTCATTTCTTAATAATTATTATACTATAAAAGTTTCGTTTTCGCAAATATTTTTTAAAAAAAATAAAAAAGTTGTTGACAACGAAACAAAGTTGGTATATACTAGAACCATAAAACAAAGTTGCGAAAACGACAACTTGGAAAGGAGAGGCCTATGAGCGGTGTAATGGTGCTAGATAAGCCGTATCTAAATTTAAAAAGCATTATTGTTTCAAAAGGAATGAAACAAAAAGAAATTGCTGAACAGTTGGATATGGACAAGTCAACTTTTAACATGAAAGTCAATCGTTACCGTGGACGTGATTTCACATTTTCGGAAGCTAGCAAACTTTCAAAACTACTAGACATCAGAATGGAGGATTTCTAGTATTTTTTTAGAAAAAAAGTTGCGAAAACAACAACACAAGAAAGGAGTAACCATGAACGAACTCATCAACGTAACCCTGAATGACAATCAGGAGCCAGTAGTGTCAGGAAGACAACTACATGAGGCGCTGGGTGTTAATTCAAGATATACAACATGGTTTGACCGTATGAAGGAATACGGATTTACAGAAGGTCAGGACTTTCTCCCAAATTTGGGAAAAAGTACAGGAGGGCGACAAGCTACTGACCACATCATCAAGCTAGACATGGCCAAAGAAATTGCTATGATCCAGCGAACGGAGCGAGGCAAGCAAGTTCGACAATACTTTATCCAAGTAGAAAAAGACTTTAATAGCCCTGAAAAAATCATGGCAAGAGCTTTACTCATGGCTGATCAGAAAGTCCACAAGCTAGAGGCTCAGATTGAGGCTGACCGTCCTAAAGTGCTATTTGCCGACGCAGTCAGTGCTAGTAAGTCATCTTGTCTGATTGGTGAACTAGCTAAAATTTTGAAACAGAATGGGATTGACATTGGTCAAAACAAACTTTTTCAATGGCTACGCTCTAACGGCTACCTAATTAGTCGTCGTGGAGAGTCTTGGAACCAACCAACACAAAAAAGCATGCAGTTAGGTCTGTTTGAATTAAAAAAGACAAACATCAATCATGCTGACGGTCATACAACTGTCAGTACAACTACTAAGGTCACTGGTAAGGGCCAACAGTACTTTATCAACAAGTTTCTCAATCAGGAATACTTGACAGGATAAAAACAAAAAGCCCCTCTGGAACGGCAATTCCATTGAGGGACTAAGCAAAATACTTTACGAGGTAATTATATCATGAAAACAGTAAAAAAGGAATGGGAGCCACGGATTGTAAACATCATGGCAGATGGCTCTCAAGTTGACGATCTGACAGGATATGTCATCCCTGCTGGTCATTCGTACTATGACATCATTTTAGGAATGCACAAGCGAGAGTTACAGAAAGGGGCTTAAATATGAGGTATGCAGTATATAATCAGGAATACCAACGAGAACTACACTCAGATGAACAACCACTCAGCTCAAAACTCAGAATTGAGCTTGCAAGCTAAAGGGTTGCTATTGGTACTGATGTCTAATAAGGATACATGGCGCCCTTACATTGATGAGCTTTCAAAACGCTCTAGGAATGGGCGTGACGCTCACAGGGCAGCTTTTGACGAGCTGAAAGAGGCTGGCTATATCCGTATCTATCGCAAGAGCTTTGGTCGTGGCAAAGGTATCCAGAATTTTCCTTTAGTTCAAGATGTACCAATTTCAGATAGTTATTGGGAGTATTGGGTAAGCAATCTTGAAAAAGAGTTATCCACAGAATAGTAGAAGGGTTCATTTACAACTTACTGACTTTACAAAGTTGAAAAGTTCAAAAGTTGAATTTTACAAAGTTGAAAAGTTCAAAAGTTGAAAAATCCGACACTAATAATAACTAATAAATAACAAGTACTAACTATACAATAATCTAAGCCTAACGGAACTAACTAATAACAACTACTAATAAATAACAATCTAGTAGTTATAAGAATAATAGAAAGAGGAATTTATCCACAGGTAAAAATAATGAAAAAAATCGCTACCGCAATGAATGTGAGTGTTTCTGATCTCTTTACACAGGATACCCCTATTAAAAAAAATAGACATTCAACCCCAGTAAATCCAAAAATTTATAAAGAATTTATTGATAATGTAAATCAATATCAACGCCTGACAGGTGCGACGTATGAAAAAATTTCTAATATCATAGGGAAGTCAAATTCATATATTTATGACGTTATCGATAAACAGAGAAAGAGTACACTTAGTATAAAAAGTAACGCCAGTTTAACTAAGGGGTCTATGATTTTAAGACAAGAAATTGAAAAAATCGAGAGTGGAAAGAATCGAATTCCCTCTAAATTAACCTATCAAACAATAGATAGAGATAGTGAAGTGGTGTTTAGATTTAATGGTCTAATAAAATCCGTTAATGATTTATCTGATAAAGAATTACAGATAATTGTTTCAATATTTGATGCCTTGAAAATTCCAGCTAAGATTTCAAAAGTTGAAATTAGAGAAACTAATGTCTTTGGAGGAGGAAAATGACAAATACCATTTACAAAAAATTACTCAATGTTTTTAAAGGAGGAAAGAAATATGCCAAATTGGGCAGAGGGGACTCTTAAATTAAGAGGCAGACGCGAAAACGTTGCATCAGCTTTAAAAGAAATGCTATTAGGAAATAAAGGCGCAACGCTTGAAGAAGAATACGATGGCACTCTACTAATATTTAAAAACGAGTATGATTATTTTTATATAAACGGTACAAGACGTGCGTTTATTTCTAGTAAAGATATTGAAATTTGGTTGGATGATGATTTTGTGATTATCGAACTTGAAGATTTCGAACAAGCATGGGCAGCATCAGCTGACAATTACACAGAAATTTCTAGTAAGTTTGATGTTGATATTAAAATTTTCACTTTTGAAATGGGTATGGAATTTACACAGGAAATTGAAATTTCAAAAGGTGAAATCATCAAGAATATTGTAAACGAAAACTTTACTAACTATTCATGGGATGTGCCTTTTAGTAGACTTGGAGGATAGATAATATGGCTGATTTAACATTTGCAGAATTACAGCGAAAAATGCAAATCGAAAAACAAACGAAACAGGGAGTGAAATATCCGTTTAGAACCGCAGAGGACATAAATAATAAATTTAAGTCTTTGGATAGCGGTTGGAGTGTATCATTTCCAGAAGATGACATCATTCAAAAAGGTGACAAACTGTATTATAAAGCGGTAGCTGTTGCTAAAAGAGAAAGTGATGGCACGATTGAAAAAGCTATTGGATGGGCTAGAGAAGAAGATGTACCAATTTTTCACACACAAAAAGGGGATGTGAAACAGATGCAAGATCCACAATGGACAGGTGCGGTTGGTTCTTATGCTAGAAAATATGCTTTACAAGGTTTATTTGCCATTGGAGGTGAGGATGTTGATGAATATCCAGTAGAAGAAAGCCAAGAGCAAGGACAGAATAATCAGCAACAGAAACCAAACAACCAGCAAGCCCAAGGACAAAATCAAGTAAGGTATATTGACAACATTCAGTATCAAGAAATTAACGACCTTATAAATGATATTGCAAAAATTAAAGGGATGCCGTTCGATACGCTTGCTAACTATGTACTATCTGAAAAATTAAAAGGTTTACAAGATTTTCATAGAGTACAAGTTGGTGACTACGAGGTATTGAAAAACTATTTAACTGAACAACTAGCAAAGGCAAAAGCAAAGAGAGGTAATTAAACATGGTAAAAGATGTAACTAATAGCTTGACAGAAATCAAGGTGGATTTTCAACCTGCAGTAATTAATGTTGACCGTGAGGCGATCGAGGCACAAGTAGCCGCAGCCATTGCACAGTATAGCGGTCGCGAGGTTACTGTTGATAATTACAAAGAAGTTTATGAAGAGCGAACCCGCTTTAATAAGCTGATTGGGGGCTTAGACACTCAACGCAAAGATTTTAACCGACAAATCAATGAGCCGGCAAAAGACTTTGATAAGTGGGTCAAAGAAAAAGTCATCAAGCCTATTGAGGCAGTGACAGATGCTATGTCAGCAGGACTTAATGCGATTGATGAACATGAACGATTGATGCGCGTGGATGTCGTGCGTGCTACATTTGAGGATAAGTGTATGGTCGCAGGGATTGAAAAATCCACATTCGCTGACAAATACGATGAGTACAGCCTCAAGAAATATTTTAAAACAGGCAAGTATGAGCTGAAAAAGACAACACTTGATGAAATGGATGGCTTAGTACTTTCAGAATTTGATGCCCTGGAAGAATACAAGGCTAACAAGCAAGCTATCCAAGAGCAAGCTCAAGAGTACGATTTGCCAGCTGATAGCTATATCAGACATCTTGAAGATGGTAAGAGTCTTGTTGATATTCTCAAGATGATGAAAACTGATCGAGATGCTGAGATTGCACGCAAGGAGCAGAAAGAAATCCAAGAAAAAGCAAAAGCTGAACGACTTGAAGAAATTGCTCAATCGGCCAAGAAAAATGCTAATGCGAATATCAAGGCTTACGATGCCGAAACAGGCGAGATTTTGGAACAGGGTACAATTACACCAGAACCTCAAAACAATGCGCGAGAGGTGGCAAAATTTGAGCCTAGCGAGCCTTTGGTCAAATTAGTACGTCTTGAATTGCACGGTGGTTTAGAACAGTGGGAAAATACACAAGAATATTTTGAGGATAACTTTATCGGTTTTGAAACTTTGGAGGATTAAGTAGAATAAGGAGTCAGACCTATGAGATGTTTTTATGTCAGCGGTAAAATTGCAGATCTTGATTTGGGGTCAGAAATCAATGCAGAAAATTCATTTATGGCCGCTATTGAGTTTGTGAAACGATATACCGACTTATTAAAGTTTGGTTCAAATGAAATCAAGGTATCAGAAGTAGAGGAGGTGCAAAATGATAAATAACGTTGTTTTAGTAGGGCGACTTACAAGAGATGCCGAACTGAGATACACGCAATCTAATATTGCGGTTGCTACGTTTACTCTTGCTGTAAACCGTCCATTTAAGAACGAGGCTGGAGAGCGTGAGGCTGATTTTATCAATTGCGTTATCTGGAGACAGTCAGCTGAAAATCTTGCTAATTGGGCTAAAAAAGGCTCTCTTATCGGAGTTACAGGAGTAATTCAAACACGTAGCTATGATAACCAGCAAGGTCAACGTGTTTATGTCACAGAAGTTGTTGCCAGTAATTTTCAACTGTTGGAAAGCCGTAACAGTCAGCAAAATAATCAAGGTCATCAAGATCATCATGGCGGTTATCAGCAACAGGGTTACAGCAACCAGGGCAGTTCTTTCCAAAACGGAAATAACACAGGGAACAATTTCCAAAATGGAAATAGTTACGGGCAACAAGGTAGTTTCTTTGAGGGGAACACAACAAATCCAGTTCCTGATTTCACCCGTGATAACAATCCATTTGGTAGACCGACAAACCCATTGGATATCAGCGATGATGATTTGCCGTTTTAGCGAAAGGGGATATTCTAGTTAAGTTATGAAATTCTTATTTAAACCAATTTGAAAAGGAAACAGAAAATGACAAAAATTGAAATCGTTATGGTACTTACAACTTTGATGTCTATCACATGGGCAGCGATTGTTACAATTCACACTATGCAAGCTATCAAAAAGCACAAGGCAAAAGTGGATTATTATCAGAAACCACAAGTGCAATGTGAGATTGCACGTCATGTACTTAAAAACAAATGGTACTCAGATGGAGGGGAGGTGTTTAGATGAAAGTATTTGATGGCGCTAAAATGCGTACTATCCGTAAAGAGGCAAAGCTTACTCAGTATGATCTTGCCCCTATGGTTGGCATTAGTCAAGATCGCTTAAAGCAGTTACAAAAACTTTTTAAGTGGGGAGTTTGTGATGAAATTTGAACTTATCAATGACCACTTTGAAAATGCTAAGCGATACAACATACCGAGGGCGCAACTTATCATTGCTGATATTCCTTACAACCTAGGAAATAACGCTTATGCTTCTGATCCAAGATGGTATGAGAATGGTGATAACAAAAACGGTGAGAGTAAGTTGGCTGGAAAATCGTTTTTTGACACAGACAATGATTTTAAAATCAATAATTTCTTTGATTTTTGCAGCCGTTTGCTTAAAAAAGAGCCAAAAGAAAAAGGGAAAGCGCCTGCTATGATCGTCTTTCATGCCTGGCAACAGCGAGACATGATTATAGAATGTGGTAAAAAGCATGGTTTTAATAATGCTTATCCGCTCTATTTCACAAAGAAATCAAGCCCTCAAGCGCTAAAGGCCAATATGAAAATTGTTGGTGCGGTTGAAGAGGCAACGGTATTATATCGTGATAAACTCCCTAAATTTAACAATGGTGGGGCTATGATACTCAATCATGCCCCGTGGGAAAAAGATCGCTCTTACCCAGTTATCCACCCTACGCAAAAACCGATACCAGTTTTGAAACGATTGATTGAAATTTTTACAGATGAGGGCGATGTTGTCATTGATCCCGTAGCAGGTTCTGGATCAACTCTAAGGGCTGCTATTGAGATGAATAGGTCAGCCTATGGATTTGAAATTAAGAAAGATTTCTATAAGGCTGCACAAGAGAAAATGCTATCGTCATTTCAAATTAGCTTAATTTAAAGCAGGAGGACAATATGGATAAAAAACTTATTGGGTTAGACCTAACCCACATTGCAGATGGAGGATTACAGGAGAAACTAGACAAAGAGCTTGAAAAAGTCTTTGATAACATCCTTGACCTAAATACAGATGCGAAAGCAAAACGAAAAGTGACTATCACACTTACAATGTCAGCAAATGAAGAGCGTACAGTTGTTGATACTACCATGGAGGTGAAATCAAAATTTGCGCCTCAAAATGGAGTAGCTACAACAATTCTTATTGGGCGTGATTTTGATACAGGACAAGTACATGCTAATGAGTTAAAAAGTACAGTACCTGGTCAAATGTACTTTGATGAAAACGGAGAAATTCTGACGGATATTGGGCAACCAGTAGCAGAAATTGAACAACAAGCAGAAACAAAACCAGATATTATTGATTTCAACAAAAAGAAAGTAGGTAACTAATATGACAACAGAAAATCTTAAATCAGCATTGGAATACGCAGTAGAACTAAATGAGCATGGTTTGGAAATTTTAACAGCTGCAGATGGAACAGAGTATTATGATGCCAACAAATTCAACCTCAAAGAACTTGACCCTAAACGCTATCCTAAAACTCTGGAGCTATCAACCTTGACAAGCCTTGTTGACTATCTCAAAACAGACCTAAACAATTTGAAAAACCAACGCTTGATTGTAGCAGTTGAGAAAAATGATGAGGTTTGTGTGTGGTCTGAAAATGATGAGTTAGAACGTCGCACATTACTTGTTGATGTTAAGGCACGCGTTCCAGAGCTATCTTTTGGCCGTTTCCTATCATCGGAACAGTTCAATATCATGTTGCAATCAAACTTTATTGACGATAACGATCGTGGCACATTGCTAGAATTTGCTAGCGCATTGAAAATTGAGAATGGGGCTGAAATTGAAGATAATGGAGTATCTCAAGTAGCAACAGTTAAAACAGGAGTGGCAAGTCTTGCTAAAGGGAAAACACCTAACCCAGTTACATTGCGCCCATATCGTACATTTAGCGAGGTTGAGCAACCTGCAAGCCTATTTGTCTTTAGGATTGATAAGCAAGCAAATATGGCTTTATTTGAGGCAGATGGCAAGCGCTGGGTAGCTGATGCGGTAGGAAACATTGCAGCCTATCTAAAAGAGCAACTAGCAGACCAAAAACATATCACAGTATTAGCATAAGAAAGTGGAAATTAAAATGAGTGATTACAAACAACGGATGATTGAAGAATACAAACAATTAAAAGAGCGCACCAATAAGTTAAGTTTGATGATTAGTAACTATTACGTAGGAACACTTGATTTTAAACTAAAATGTCCTATTGAGTTACTTGAAACTCAACACTATACAATGTGTGCATATCTCAAGATCCTTGAACAGCGTGCAGAAATTGAAAACATTGAGTTTTAAGGTAATCAAAATGAAATTTGAGTTTTCTTTGCCTCGGAATACTAAGCTAAAATCTCTAAACATGGTTATCAATAGTAATGACAGACAACATCAAACAGATAAGGCTAAAGTTACTAAGCGCATTAGAGCTTTTGCTTATTGGCATACATCAATGAACAAGGATAAAGGGAGGGCTGCTTTTAGCCCCTCTAACCCTTGTGAGGTTACAGTTACAATTTACAGCCCTACTAAGTCTAAATTAGATCCACCTAACTTGTATCCGACAGTCAAGGCTATCATTGATGGCATGACTGATGCAGGTATTTGGACAGATGATAATCATAAGGTTATCAAAAAGTTATCCTTTGTTTATGGTGGATTAAGCGAGGAAAAAGGGCATTATAGATTAGAGTTTGATATAGAGGAGGTTTAAAGTGATTGAAGTTAATATAAAATTCGATAATTTTGAAGCGCATGGCTTTTACCAAGATGATACTAAACTAGGAAAAATTAGAGATGCAATCATATCTCAAATGAATAATGGGCATGTGGTTGTTTTAGGGGAAGATAGAGGTATTCTATTAAATCCTAAAGTTATAAAAAGTGTACAATTTAAGGTTGTAGAAGATAACCAGATCTAATCGTTTTTTGACCTTTAGAGAATCTGAGTTATTTTGAGGAGTTGGAAGATGATGGAAGAGTTAAAGCAAAAAGTTAATGAAGTATACAACTGGACGGTAGAAGACGGGAAGCTGCAACCTCCCAAGCAAGATTTACCACAAGCGGTGAAAGACCGGGCGGACTATTTTTGGGAAATGGCAGAAGATGGTATGACGTTTATGGGAGCGATGGAATGCATCTTCGCTGATGAAAAACCTACAGACTATGATTTGGGAGCTACTAAGGATTGGTTGCCAAAATCTAAGGAGTTTGATGATTGGGTTGGTTATTCGCCAAGCATGGCTCAGGTAGTTATTGCAGTTTATTTGATTTATAGAGGAAACTAAGATGAATAAGCAGGAATTGATTAAAAAATTAGAGGAACGAAGAACAATAACTGGGAATTTTCAAGGTTATGTAGTTTGGTGGAAGGATGTAAAAGAAATCTTTGAACAACTAGACGAATCCGAAATAGGTCACGCAGATGAAGCTCCACGCTACGTAAAGAACATACTAGCACGATTGCGAGAATTGCCATTGCATGATAGAGAGGTTTGGTTAAAGGCTATCATGAGCGAATTTGAACAGGATTTTAGCCGTGCAAAATGGCGAGAGGGCTACGAGCAAGGTAAAATTGAGGGTATGGTTGAACGTGAAAAAGTCATAGTTCCGCAGTGTGTGGCGGAATATATAGAATTTAAAAAGAAAAACAATTTTCATGTTTACGGTGCAATGAGAGTAATTGAAGATCATTATGATAAGAAAGTTCCTGATTGGTTTTACGAAAATAACATCGAAAAATTCTGTCTTGCTTGGCTTGACGGCTACGAGGTTGAAAAAGAGAAGCGGTATTTGGTGAAGGTGAAAGGTGTACATTTTACTAATTACCTTATTTCTGGAAACCGAAAAGATATATGGTTTTTTCATTCAGCTTATGAACCAGAACATCAAATAATAGCCCACACCCGCAAAGAACTTGAAGAAGCCGGGTTCGGCTGGGTGTTTGATTGCCCAGGGATTGAGATTGAGGAGGTGGAGGAATGATTCCAAAATTTAGAGTGTGGGTAAAAATAGGAAAACGTATGGTTTTTTCAGATGACATTCTTGCTATTGACTACGAAAACAAAGAAATAGTGACACAACAAGTCTATTTCGAGAGTGGTCTAGCAGTTGAAAGAGATATCTATTGTTATGATTTTGACGATATCGAACTCATGCAATCAACAGGACTCAAAGACAAGAACGGCAAGGAAATCTTTGAGGGGGATATACTGAAATTTAATGATGAGTGGAATGAATATTGTCACGAGGGCTATGTAGATGGCTCGGTCGAAGGCGTTAATTACGTTGAAGTGGTGAAAGGTGAAGCTTGTTTTGAATTCGGTAAAACTAGATACCCAGAATCATCTCTATTCATTTATATGGAAGATGAACATCTTTCGTTCGCTGAATTGGTAAAGGATAAAGACTTTGGGTTTGAAATCGTCGGCAACGTCTACGAAAATCTAGAGTTTTTGGAGGACTAAAAAAGCCCAATCCATAAGGACTAGGCTTCAAAGATGAAGTTGTAGAGTTGGACAACCTTCTGAAAACTGGTTGTATCCATGGTTGTGATTTTTTGAGCCTTGCGCTCTCTAAAGTCAAAAGTATAGAGTTGGAGTGGATTGACAGAGCCATCTACCTTATTGGAACGCACAGGAACGAGCAGGCCTTGTTCTTCTAGTCTGCTTTGACCGTGTGTAATAGGACATACAGCCACAAATCCAGTCCGCTCCGAATATTCTCTACGAGAGACGACAATAGCAGGACGGCGTTTCTGAATCTCGCGTCCAACAGACGGGTCAAAGTCAATCCAGATGATGTCCTGTTTTTCTGGGATGTAATCATATTTCGCTGTCAAGGAATTTCACCCCTTCAAAGTCATCTTCCATGCGTAGGTCTGCATCTCCGCTAAATGGGTCTGGAATTTTTGGAGCTAGGACAATGACATTATCTACACCCTTGTAGACAAACATTTCCTGACCTTCTGGAACATTGAGTGTTTTCGGGATGGTCACAGTGACAGAGTTCCCAACCTTACGAGTTTTAACAGTATTCATTTGTTTCTCCTTTATTTTGTATACATACAGTATACACCTAAAAACGGAACAAAGCAAGAAAAAAGCCAGCACAGCTGACTTCTCGTGTTATAGTTTCGCATAACTATTATATCATGAGGAGGAGTTCGTGTGCAAATAGAATTATTGGATATCATCGATGAAAAGAAGACTAGAAAGGAAGCTATCAAAGTCCTTAAAAAATATAGTCGTCTGAGACGGATAGCTGGAGAAGAATACGCTCCAAAAATAACAATATCCTACTCGCTTGAGCCAAGATCATCAAGTGGTCAGACAAGCAAGCAGGTAGAAAGCATGGTCGTGCGTAGAGTGTCAGCTCAGCAGGACTTAGAACTAATCGCTAAAGCAATCAACAATCTTTCCGATATGGAATACACACGTATCCTAATCGAACGATATTGTAGGAAGAAAAGGAGGGAAGACTACAGCATTTATTCAGAACTAGGCTACTCATCTAGTGAGTATTATCGGATATTGAACAAAGCTCTACTAGAGTTCGCGGAGTCCTATCAAGCAAGTAACCTTTTGGTTTATAAGTGATTTCTGGGAAAATCTTGGGAAAAATCTGGGAAAATCTTGGGAGAATTGGAACGGAAAAAGGTGCTAAAATAGTATTATCCAATGATTGGGCAACGTACAGTCATGAGGACTCCTAAAAATATAGAGGTCGAAGCCTCTTAGACAGTAAGGACAAGTTAGCAGGTTGTTTGGGTCTCCTTGAAACTTTTACCAAACGTGCGTTTTACTGCTAGACCAGTTGGTTCAATTCCAGCTACTGTCATTTGAGTGTTTGTGTCCCAGAATGGGGTAGGCAGTAGGCTTAGCATTCATATATCACTCATTAACTTAAAAATGGTTGCGGAAGCGACTGGACCTCGCATGATTGCGTAGCTAATTATATTCCGGATAAGTTATAAGCTAGAGGGTTTGATTCCCTCAGAGGTTTTAAAGACTACAAAAAATAAAAATGAAGTCAAAATTTAATACGCACGCAAGGTAGTAGTCGCCTTGCACTTTTAGGGCTTAGCCTAGATAATCTGTGGTAACTCAGGAAAAGGATGTTTTTAAATCTATCAAACATCCTGCCAGCAATGGTCAATCTAAGCAATGTAATCTTAACTATTTCAGTTTTGGAATAGGTAGGCGAAGTTAAAGCAGGAAGATTCCAACGGCAAGGTGCTGAGGAAATGCAAATGTGGCAGTTTGGCTGTGAGACGAGTCTATAAGAGGAATGAGGTATTCGGTTTGAGGTGCAACAAGAGCTTGATACCATATCTTACAAAAATTGGGTGCCTCCCAAAAGTATGTAAGATGAGTCGATTGTCCGCAAAACAATCGATAACAAGCAGGCGCTGTGCATTTTGTTCTTCAAAAGAGAATGAAACACATGGCGATGCGTGTCTGTGATAGATGAAAGATGATTTTTATATTTTAAGGCTATTCAAGATAGAAAAAACTCAAAAAAGCAAAAGTCATTGCCCGTCGTAAACGAAAGTGCACTTCGGCAATTAGATTGCCTGCTCAAGTCTCGCAAGGATGAGAGTAAAGTCAAAGAGTAAAGCAGCTTAGACTTTTAGCGGAGTCTTCGTTAATTGAAAAATGGCTTAGTAGTTTGCGATGTGAGGAGTGATTGGTCTAACCAATCGTGCATGAGTGATACAAGTAGGAATATTTGTGGACAAGATAATAAACTATAAGTTATCAAAAGTCACTCGTTTAAAGCAGTAGTCTCATGCTAGTTAATGGATACATGGTAGACGGATTAAGTCCTGTTTAGGGAATTGAAACGTAGGCAGGTTCGAATCCTGTCGTTCCAATTGCGATTTTAATTCGCAGAGAGAGGTCTTAAAAAGGTCGCACATCGTGTGGCTTTTTTTGATTATTCGAAAGGTGGTGATGGACATTGGGTTAAATCAAAGACAAAAGATGTTTGCGAGCGAGTATTTGAGGACTGGTAATGTCTATCAATCCGCAATATTCGCAGGTTATAGTGAAGCGTATGCTAAAACAACCGCTAGTAAATTGCTAGAAAATGCAAGCGTTAAAACGTTTATACAAACCGAAACTGAAAAGATGCACGATGAAAATATTTTGAGCGCTAAAGAGGCTCTTTCGATTCTCTCAGACATTGCAAGAGGCCAGCGACTTGAGGAAGTTTTGATGATGAACCCTGTCACTGGTGAGGTGGATAGAGTTACGAAAAAGGCAGATAATAACACAGTTATTAAAGCGATAGCTGAGATATTGAAGCGTTATCCGACTGCTAAACAAGCTGAGAAACTAGAACTTGAAATCGAAAAACTTAAATCACAAATCGGTGTGGATAATGAACAAGACGATAAATTGATAGACTTTGCCAAGGCTTTGAGAGGTGCTTTTGATGACAAATAAATTTACAAAGCGACAAGAAGAAGTGCTTACACGAGTATTGAATGATGATTTTTTTATCTGTGGTCTCCATGGTGCAAAACGTTCAGGTAAAACTGTTCTAAACAACATGGTCTTCATGAATGAGATTGCACGAGTGAGAGAAACAGCGGATAGATTAAACATAGATGAGCCGATGTATATCTTAGCTGGAACATCTTCAACATCGATACAAAACAATATCATTCAGGAACTGTATAACATGTTTGATATTGAACCTAAATACGATAAGCACGGAGCTTTTACCCTTTGCGGTGTCAAGGTAGTTCAAGTCTACACCGGTTCTATATCTGGTTTAAAACGCGCCCGTGGTTTTACTGCTTTTGGAGCTTATGTAAACGAGGCATCTCTTGCTAACGAACAAGTATTCAAGGAAATCATCTCACGTTGCTCAGGAGAGGGTGCTAGGATGTTTGGGATAGCAACCCAGACATCCCGACACACTGGCTCAGACGGGATTATATCAACTCTGGAGACGATATGATCATCGACTTTCATTTTAAGTTAGATGATAATACATTCATGTCTGACAGATACCGAGAGAATATCAAGAATGCGACACCAGCTGGTGTATTTTATGACCGAGATATTCTTGGTCTGTGGGTGACTGGTGAGGGCGTCGTCTATCGTGATTTTAGCGAGAATATGGTTGTAGATAACGTACCAGAAGATATCACTAAAGTCTATGCTGGTGTTGACTGGGGATATGAACACTTTGGCTCTATTGTTGTCATTGGAGAAACATCTGGCGGTTCAGCTTATCTGTTAGAGGAACACGCTCATCAGTACAAAGAGATAGATTTTTGGGTAGACCTCGCTAAGAATATCAAGGAACGATACGGGAATATTACGTTCTGGGCAGACAGTGCACGACCTGAACACGTTGCTAGATTTCAAAGAGAGCAATTAAGAACATTCAACGCTAATAAAGCGGTATTGTCTGGTATTGAAGAAGTAGCCAAGCTGATGAAAGCTGGGCGCTTTTTTGTTGTATCAAACAAGGTCAGCAAGTTCAAAGATGAAGTTTATCAGTATATCTGGAATGAAAAGACGGGCGAGCCAGTGAAAGAGAATGACGACGTGCTGGATGCGGTGCGTTATGCGATTTACTCACAACATTCGCAACCAAAAGCAACCGTCCGCAGACGTTCTGATTATGGTCTATAGAGAGGAAAGACATGTACCAATATTTAACCTATCCACGGGATGGATATGATGAGGGTTCTTTGAAGAAAGACCTGATTTACAAATTGATAACGATACATAGCACTGAAAGCTCACATTTGAAGAAGCTTAAAAGCTACTATTTGGGTGAGCATGCTATCTTAGAACACACGAGACGCAACGTGAACGCACCTAATTACAAGACGGTAGCCAATCATGCCAAGGATATCGCAGACACGGCTACGGGCTATTTTATGGGCAATCCTATCAAGTATAACAATACTGCTGACGGTGATATCGATGAACTACTTACAGCCTTTGATGGTGCTGAGATTGACCAAGTAGATGCTCAGAATGCTTTGAACATGGCTATCTATGGTCGTGCTTACGAGTACATCTATGCTAAAGAGGGTATGGCTGAGTTGGATTCAACTAGTATTGATCCGGAGAATACTTTCATGGTCTACGATGATAGTATTGAGCGGAAGCCTTTGTTTGCGGTCTATTACTATGAAGTAAAAGACGATACGAAAGACACTACCAAGCACCAGGCTGAGGTCTTTACCGAAAATCTGCACTATCACATGGTGCTGAGAAGTACAGATTCAGGAACAACTCAGAGCGAGGAGGCAACACCTCACAACCTTGGTCAAATCCCAATTATCGAATATCGCAACAATCACTTTGCAATTGGTGACTATGAGCAACAAATTAGCTTGATAGACGCTTATAATTCCTTGATGGGGAATCGTGTCAATGATAAGGAACAGGCTGTAGAGTCTATACTTGTCTTGTATGGCACGCAGTTAGCAGACACTCCAGAAGACGCTAAGGTAGCAATGAAGATTCTTTCTGAAGAAGGTCTTTTGGAATTGCCGGGCGATAGTGCAAGGGCTGAGTTCTTGAAGAATACGCTGGACGAAAGTGCTACTGAAATCTTGCGTACAGCTCTTAAAGAGGACATCTACACATTTAGCCATGTGCCTAATTTGACTGATGAGAATTTCGCAGGGAATACATCAGGTGTAGCCATGGAATTTAAGCTGATGGGCCTTGAAATGATTACTAAGACCAAGGAAGCGAACTATAAGCGAGGATTGCGTCAGCGTATTGCGATTTTTGCTCATTACTTAGGCATGAAGCAGATTGCTTTAGAGTCTCATTCAATCGTTCCACAATTCAGTCGTGGTTTGCCTAAGAACTTGTTAGAAATCTCTCAGATCGTGAACAACCTTGAAGGTAAAGTGACGAATAGACAGCTTATTTCTCTCTTGCCGTTTGTGGAAGACCCTGATGCTGAGCTAGAAGCCTTGGAAGAAGAGAAAAAGAAGAACATGGAAGACATGCCGATGTTTAACCAAGACAACACGAAACCCGAAGACGAGGTAGAGGATGAAGAATCAGGAGTATTGGGCGAAGAGGAAAGCCAATCTGATTTACCAGCAGATGGACAAGGCCGAAAAGCAGGCAGATCAGTTCGATAAGGTCTATCAGGAAGCCAAGACTTACTTGGATAAGGAAGTCAATAAGATTTTTGATAAGTTCCAACGTGATTATGGTCTAAGTCAGGTAGAAGCTAGACAAGTCTTGAAGAACATGAAAGACAAGAAAAATCTGAATGAACTTCGTAAAGTACTTGAAGCGAGACCGAATGATCCAAATATCCAAAGACTACTGGCTGACTTAGATAGTCCGGCTTATTCTTTCCGTATGAAGCGTCTAGAACGTTTGAGTGATGATTTAGACCGTATGCGTGAATCTATCTATCATTCAGAAAAGACAGGCTCAGACGCCTTTTATAGCGACTTGATGAAGGATAGTTACTACAAGGCTACCTTTGACCTGCAGCAGCAGACAGGACTAGCATACGGCTTTTCTGGGCTTCCTGAGAACGAGATTAAACATCTACAGTCTTTTAGTTGGGTAGGAGATGGAAGTACGTACTCAACAAACATCTGGAAGAATACAGGGAAGCTTACATCAAGCATAAAAGATGAATTACTCATAAGCCTTATGACAGGCCGAGATACACGAGAAACTGCACAAGCAATTGCTGAGCGGTTCAATGTGGGGCAGAACGATGCAAGGCGTTTGGTTCGGACAGAATCAGCCTTTTTTCATAACCAAATGGAGCTACTCAACTATGAGGAAGCGGATATAGAGAAGTATATCTTTGTGGCCGTCTTAGACAAGCGTACATCACGCATTTGTCAGGAGCATGACAATCAGGTCTATGATAGGGATAAGGCTGTCCCTGGTGTCAATTGTCCGCCTATGCACCCTTGGTGTAGGTCTACTACTGTCGGATACGATGAGGACGCAGATTACAGCAAGTTGAAGCGCAGAGCAAGGAATCCAGAGACAGGTAAAGTTGAGTACGTGCCTGCCGATATGACTTATAAAGAGTGGTATAGCAAGTATGTTGCGAAAGACGGGGAAAAGGTGTATAATCAAGATACAAGAGAAGCCAAGGCGAAATTTTATAGCGAACAACTATTGTCCAAAATTTCAGGAGTTGAGCCAAAAATTACAAGTGATATGCAACGTATCGCAGGAGAAAACAAATTGGCAGGTCTTGAATTTAGGAAGAAAACAGTTGAGTCATTATCACGTAAAATTATTGCAGATAGCCTAGTTGAAAATATAAGTTTGTCAAAAGCCGTGAGTAAGATTAATGACGCCTTAAGGTACACAACTATTTTCGATTCCGATACTTTTACAGAAGAGTATTTGAAGATGAAACAGAAGCTTATCGCAGAAGGTTATAAAATTGTAAAAGTAAAAAACACTTGGCCAGTAGATGGACCATACAAAGGTGTGAATACAGTCATTGAAAAAGATGGTATCAACTTTGAAATGCAGTATCATACTCAGGAAAGTTTCGACTTAAAAAATGGTTCATTACATGAACTCTATGAGAAGTATCGTGATACGAATACATCTGATCTAGAACGCATGAAATTATTTAAGGAAATGCTTGATTTAAGCAATGGGCTTGAGATTCCTAAAAATATAGAGAGGGTGAAGTGATATGAAAGATATTAAATACTACCGCACAACGACGAACAATGCTCAAGTACTTCGTTTGATTGATGGTGTCATGCAAGTTTTTGACATTGAAAAAAAGTGGGTTAATAGCATGGATTGGTTTAATAAAATCTTTTTTAATGACTTTACGGATTTTGAAGAAATTTCAGAAAATGATGCATTTACTTATATTGACAGGATGGTAGCGGCATGATTGATATTGCCTTGGCTATCGCTAAAAAAGCACATGCAGGGCAGGTAGATAAAGCGGGTGTTGATTACATACAGCATCCTCTCTATGTGGCCAGTCAAGTCAACACTGAACAAGAAAAAGCTGTCGCTCTTTTACATGATGTGATTGAGGATAGCGATATAACTGCTGCCGATTTATTCGCGTCTGGCTTGTCAAATGAAGTTGTTACAGCGGTACAAATTTTGACAAAGAAAAAAGGTCAAAGTTATCAAGAATATCTTGGGAAAGTAAAATCAAATAATTTAGCAAGAGTTGTAAAACTTGCAGATTTGAAACATAACTCAGATTTATCACGTTTGAAATCTGTTACCAATACAGACTACGAGCGTGTTAAAAAATATAAAAATGCAATTTATTACTTAAGCACCTAGAGAAATCTAAGTGCTTTTCTTATGTTTAGAAAGGAGCGAGAAATGAAATATCGTAAAAAGCCAGTAGTAGTTGAAGCCGTGCAGTTTTTAGATACAGAAGAATCTATAGATGAGCTATGCGATTTTGGATTAGATCCAGTACGGATTGATTACGCAGACTTAAAAAATCCTCTTTTAAAAATCGAAACGCTTGAAGGATTGATGGTTGCAACAGAAGGTGACTACATTATCAAAGGTGTGCAAGGTGAATTTTATCCATGCAAGCCTGATATTTTTGCAGAAACATATGAAAAAACGGAGGAATAAAATGTTAGAAAAAGCAAAACAATTGGCATCGCAAGAATTTTCACGCTTATCAGGTCGTGAAATCAAAGCAGAAGACTGCTTTGTAGTTTGGTTTAGCAAGACCCTGCAAAACTGGAAAGCTCTTGTTAGTACGAACGCAATTACATCAAGCGAACCTTGTGGAAATTATGCAGAAATCACGCATAACGGAGACAAGAATGAGACTTATGTGGATGTTTACGCCAAAGTTTCAAATCGTGCCATTAAAGATTAGGAGGTGATCCAACATCTTGACTTGCAGGAATAGACTGCTATAAATTACTGTAAATTGCTATAAACCGTGTCATATTTGATGCGGTTTTCCTATGCCCTAACCGTATGGAATCCCGTACGGTTTTTATATTGTCTAAGCATTGACGACACTAAAAGCTATGGAAATTACAGTCGGGGACGACTTTAAAAATAGGAGGTTCGCAATGAACGAAGAAACACAAACAGTCGAAACGGTTGAAGAACAAAAGGTACTTGCAGAACCTGCACAACAACCGCAAGACGAGAAGAAGTACACGGACGCAGACGTCGACGCTATCATCGATAAGAAGTTTGCCAAGTGGAAATCAGAGCAAGAAGCCAAGGAAAACGAAGCTAAGAAACTTGCCAAGATGAACGCTGATGAAAAACAGAAATATCAGTTGGATCAGCGTGAGCAAGAACTAGCTGACCGTGAAAAGGCTATTGCTCGTAAGGAATTGACCGCAGAGGCTAAAGCAATGCTAAGTGAACGTGACTTACCTGTTGAGTTAGTAAATGTAGTCGATTTGACAAACGCAGAGACGGTATCTGAATCTATTACCTCTATCCAAAAAGCATGGGAAGAGTCAGTTCAGAAGGGAGTCTCTGAACGTATGAAAGGTAGTGCACCTATCAAAAATGCACAAACAGTCCAGCAAGAAGTCACGGAAAAATGGCGTAAAGACTTCTTGTAATAAAAGAAAAGAGGAAAAATAAATGGCATTTGAAGAATTAAATACAGCAGAATCACGCAAGAAACATCTTGGGATTATTGAGGATGTACTTGCAGTAAATTCATATTCAACACCGCTTGTAACATCAAGCGATGCAGTAACCTTGCAAGGTCGCTCTTTTACAGTAGCAACTGGTAACACAACAGAGTTGAAAGACTACAAACGTAACAAAGACAATGAATTTGATCACGTTGAAGTTGAAGAAAAGGTTTATACCCTTGATGAAGAAAAATACTGGGGTCGTTTCGTAGATCAATTGGACGAACGTGACTCTAATGGTCAAGTGAATATCAATTATGTTATTGCCCGTCAGGCTGCAGAAGTAGTCGCTCCATATCTTGATGAACTACGTTTTGGTGCAGCACTTGGAAACGTAAGTGACAATGTTGCCATGGGTAAAACAGCAGGAGCGAACAACGCTTATAATGCGGTTCTTGATGTGTCTGAGAAACTTGATGAGCTTGGAATTACAAAAGAACGCTTGCTCTTCGTCACTCCAAGTTTCTACAAAGCGATCAAGTCTGAAATCGTTCGTCTACCACATGGTGACGCAGATAAGAAAGTCCTTGGAAAAGGATATGTTGGTGAATTGGATGATTACACAGTCTATAAGGTTCCTTCTAAATTCCTGAAAGGTGTTAATGCCCTTGCTACTGCTCCAGGTGTTGTTACATCTCCAGTACAAGTAGATAATACTAAGTACAACGATAACATTCCAGGGCGATTTGGCGAATTGGTAGAGCAATTGCTTTACACTGGTGCATTTGTTCTTGAACACTTCAAGAAATACATCATCACAATTGCAGATTCTAAGCCTGCTGCTAAACCATCTACTCAAGGTAAAGTTGTAAACCGTGCTAAAGCGTGGAAAACTGGAACAACCTACAAAGAAGGTGACACAGTTACTCATGCCGATAAAGTCTATGTAGCGGTTAAGGATATTTCTAATTCATCAACCGCACCAGACACAGATACAACTAACTGGAAAGAAAAAACTGGTAAGAAATAGGTCCGAGTTATGAAATTTAAAATCAAACAAGATTTCTATGATTGGGAATCAAATGTGAAACGACTGGCAGGAGAGGAACTTGAGATTACTGAGGAGCGCTATGCTGAGCTGGCTGACAATATTGCCAGCAACGGTGTCGCTATCTCAGATGTTCTTGAGAAAATCTTTCCTAAACCTGAGTTCTTAGAAGAGGATTGATATGTCTATAGAGTTGCTGAAGAAATTAACAGGCGAAGAAGATACTCAGCTTCTCATGTTGCTCCAAACAAGAGCTACAAATCTTATCTTGTCAGAGACTAATCGCACATCTTTGACACCTGCTTTAAGTCTTTTGATACCTGAGGTTGCTATCGAGCTCCACAACCGCTCAGGAGCGGAAGGAGAGCATTCAAGGACCGAAGGTGGTATAGCAGTAGTCTACGGAGAAAACGGCCTGTCTACGGGCCTTTTACAGCGTATACGTATGCATAGACTAGCAAGGGTGGCAGGCCATGTTTTTGAAGCAGAGTAGACTGAAACCTTATCCAATGCGACGGTTTGAAAAGACTGTCACTGAGGAAGGTGTCGCAAAAGAAGGATATGTCAAAGAAGCTGAGACAATCCGTCTTGAGTTGTGGCCAGCTAGTAGTAAACTACAGTCTGAATTGTATGGCGAGCGTGTCAATGATATTTTGAACGCAAATGCCAACAAGTCAGCTACAATCAAAGTGAAAGATGGTGTGTGTATCGATAGCCAGACAGAAGTGACTCACAGGGTTATTTCTAAAAAGGTCTACACACATCATCAAGTTTTGGAGTTAGAGCGTGTCAGGGCTACTAGGGGCAGATAGGCTCATAGCTAAATGTAGACGATTAGCTAGTAAAAAAACTGGCGAGGATATCGTCTTACGTGCGGTACACAATGCTACTATAAAGGTTGTCCAAGCAGATGCAAGAAGACTCGCACCAGCGAGAGATGGAGAGCTTATAACTAGTATCAAAACTAGGGCAAAAATGGACGGAGATAAGGCTATAGGCGAGGTTTACACCAACCTAAAATACGCTCCTTACGTTGAGTTTGGAACGGGACCAAAAGGACAAGCTAGCCATTCTGGTATCTCTCCAGAGGTCAGCGTAACTTACAAGTCTAGTCCGTGGTATGTGCATGAAGACCAAATCAATGTAGGACCTTACCACTTTCAAAAGATTGGGGAGTTCTACAAGATGTATGGTCAACCTGCCCAGCCTTATCTTTATCCAGCTTTGAGAGACAATCAAGAGCGTGTGTCTAAGAATATTTCGAATTATGTCCGTAGAAAGATAAGAGAACAAATAAAATGATTAATATCAAGCCTGTTATTTATAAAGAATTGCAAAAGGTCGCAGATAATGTGACTGATACTTATCCTAGCGATTGGGAGACTTTCCCAGTCGTTATTTTTTTAGAAGAACAAAACAAGCCGGGTGATTGGTTTGATGACCAGGAACAAAAATCATCTATCCGCTATAAGGTGGATATCTTTGATGATACCAGCACTAGTGAGTTAGCTGTTAAAATCAATCAGATTTTTGAGTCTTTAGGTTTGCGAAGAACCGACTGCCAAGACGTGCCAGATCCGTCTCATTTGAGACATAAGGTCATGCGCTTTGAAGGTGTCGTTGATTTAGACTCAGAGCTTGTTTTTCAATTTAGAATGGAGAATTAAACATGTTAGCAAATGGAATTAAATTGGCCTTTAGTGAAACGAAAGGCAATTATCAGAATCTTGTAGGGCTTAAGGAAGTACCTGAATTTGGTATCGAGCCCGAAAAAGTAGAAAATACTACTCTTGCAGATACGGTGAAGAAGTACGAGTTTGGTATCGGGGACGCAGGAGAACTTGAGTACAAGTTCGCTTATAATAATTCAAGCGCAACAGCTCCTTACCGTGTATTACGTGAGGCAGCAGATGGCAAGAAAAAACTCTACTTTGAACAAACCTACCCAGACGGTACTAAGGTCACTTTTGAAGGTCAAGTATCCGTTAAACTGGGCGGTGGCGGCGTTAATGCCGTTATCGAGTTCACACTTAAGATTGCATTGCAGTCTGAATTGACATTCGTTGATGGAATTGGAGGTTAATTAAATGGCGTTAAAATACACAACTTGGAAAGTTACTGACGAAAAAGAGTTGAAGCTACGTTTGACATCTCATCAGGCTGCAACTGTGGAAGAAAAAATCGGCATGAACTTGCTGAAGATTTTCATGCCTGAAGCAGGCGAAGAGTTCACTTTGCCACCTTTGAAAGTTATGTTGTTGTTAGTTCACGGCGCCTTGCAGCAGTATGAACATGGGTATTCTCTTGAGGATGTCTATGATCTATACGATGAGTACGTGGACAATGGGGGAGACCAAACAACTTTCATGACAGAGGTTTTAATGCCACTATTTGAAGTATCGGGTTTTACTCCACGAGGAAGCAAGAACAAGAAAACTTCCAAGAAGAAAATGACAGTAGTCGAGTAATCTTAACAGTAACGCAGATTATTGAGAGGCTTTATCCTATGTTTTTGGACATTGGAGGCAAGCCTCTTGATTTTTGGGATTTGACGGTGCTTGAAATCAGAGAAATGATTGAAAGCTACAACCGTGTCAAAACCCAAGAGCGTAAAGAGAAGATTATTGACTCATACAGACTTTCGCAGATGATTTCCAATCACGTTTCTTTATTACTGTCCAATGACGCTAAGATTGTTGAGTTCTGGGAGTATGCGCCTGAGTTATTTGTAGAAGAACAACAAGCGGTAGAACTGGAACGACAGAAACAAGCACTTTTGTTGCATAAGGAACGGATGCGTGAATTTGCAGAGAGACATAATCGAAAAAGGAAGGAGGAAGTAAATGGCAACTCTTGATGAATTGAAAGTCATGATTGACGCTGAGATAGCGCCTTTCAGGAAAAAGATGAAAGAAGTCGAGAATCAGGTCAAAGGAACATCTGACCGAGTGAAAAATGCTACTGCCAAAGTTCGTGAACAGTCGAACTCAATCGGTAGTGCGTTTGGTAAGCTGGCTAAGTTCGCTGGTTTTGCAATCCTTGGTAAGAAATTACTTGATGTTGGGATGTATTCAACGCAGACAGCTCTTGAAGTGTCAGCGTCTATGAACCAAATCAAGCGACAGATGGGCGAGAGTTCGCAATCTTTCTTGAAATGGGTTAACGATAACGCCAACGCTATGAATATGGGTGTGGGTGAGGCGACCAACTACGGTGCAGTCTATTCAAACTTATTTTCTGGATTTATCAAAGATACCAACAAGCTAAGTGCTTATACTGCTAAGATGTTGCAGACATCGGCAGTGGTTGCTGAAGGTTCAGGGCGCACGATTACAGACGTTATGGAGCGGATTCGCTCAGGTTTGCTAGGGAACACCGAAGCAATTGAGGACCTAGGAATCAACGTCAATGTGGCTATGATTGAGTCTACTGAAGCCTTTAAGAAGTTCGCAAACGGACAGAGCTGGCAACAGTTGGATTACCAAACCCAGCAACAAATCCGCCTTATGGCTATTCTGGAACAGGCTACAGCCAAGTATGGGAATACCTTGTCTAATTCTGTAAATGGTCGTATCAGCCTATTTAAGTCGCTGATGAAGGACGCAGCATTGAACCTTGGTAACTCTATGTTACCGATTATCAATGCCATTATGCCTGTCTTGAACTCTTTTGCGATGGTCTTGAAGAACGTTACTGCTAAACTCGCTGAGTTTATCGCTTTGATGTTCAACAAGAAAGCAACAGTGAAAGATGGTGTTGGTGGAGCAGTTGGAGACATGGGTAACGCCATGAAAGACGCTGCAGGCGGAGCAGGAGACCTTGCTGATGCAGTAGACGACGCTGGAGATTCAGCAGGAGGACTTGCTGACAATCTTGGAGACTCCGCCAAAAACGCTAAGAAAGCTGCTAAAGAGTTGCTAGGTCTTTTGGGATTTGATGAGATTAACATCTTGCAAAAACCAAAAGATGACGACGCAGGCGGTTCTGGAGGCGGTGGCAAAGGTGGTAAAGGAAAGGGAGGCGGTGGCGGACCTTTCAAAGACATCTTGCCAGAAGTCGAGTTGACCGACATGGACAACAAATTCAAGAGCATTTTTGATGGTCTTGGAGATAAGCTCAAAGGGTTGTTTGACCTCTTCAAGAAAGGTTTTGATGCAGCATTTAGACCAGAAGGTATAAAACGCATTAAGACTGCCTTAGACCAAATAGCTAAGACAATGGGAGAAATCGTCACTGACCCAAGGGTTGTGAATGCCTTTAACCGAATGGCTGAGAAAATTGCTTATGCTTTAGGGCAAGTGACAGGCTCAATAACCACTATCGGGCTAGGTATCGGTGTTTTCCTTGCCGAAAGTATTGCAAATGGCCTTGGAAGGCAAAAAGAACGCATTATCAGGGCGCTAGTCGCTTTGTTTGATAATGTTGGTAACCTTTCCGAGGCAGTAGGAAACATAGCTCAGGACTTTTCTAGTGCTTTCTACGACGTCATTACCTCAACTGGTGCGGTTCGTATCGGTAGCGCTATTGTGTCAACTCTGTTGAGTTTGACATCTACCATTGTTGAAGTTGGTAGTAAATTAGCAGGAAGTTTGTTTAAAGATTTTGAAAAAGTCGTTGTGACAAGCGCTCCTAAAATTTCATCAGTCTTCCAAAGTTTATTAGATACTGTTGCGCCTGTATTTGAGAGCATTGAAAGGTCTGTTAACAAATTTGGCGATGGCTTAAGTCGTGTTTATGATGAACATGTAGTCCCTGCTATTAACTCTATTGCTAATGCTTTTAATGGGCTAATTGACATTATTCAGATTCTCTGGGAGAATTCCTGGCAACCTTTTGCTGAGTTTTTATCAGGAGTATTCGGTGTTAGTATTGAAGGAATTTCAGATTTATTAGGAGGTGGCCTTTTAGCCACTTTGGGACTATTGGCGGATGCTATTAAGTTAGTGGCAGATGGTTTCACCGTTTTTTCTGACTGGTGTAAAGAAAACAAAGAACCTATCGTAGCTTTGATAACAACTTGGCAAACGATTAATTTCTTATCATGGGCAGAACAAGCTGGAGGACTTGCAGGAGCATTCAGCTTGTTAGGTAGTAAGGTCTCTTTGATTGTTGGAGGGATTAAGAATCTAGGTCTTGCTATTAAAGCATTGACATTTGATAAGTTGGTCAGTTTTGGTGAAACAATCTATTTGAACACCTTATATGCAAAAGATTTTGTGGTCAATTCAGGTAAAACAATTGCACAGCTAGGAAAAACTGCTTTAGAACTTGGTAAATCAGCTCTAGCATGGACTGCTCATGCAGCGAAAATGGGATTAGCAACCGCGGCGAAATTTGCACATTCTGTTGCAACAGGAGTCGCTACAGCTGCAACATGGGCTTTTAATGCAGCGTTAGCAGTTTTGACAAGTCCAATAACATGGATTATTGCAGCAATCGCAGCCTTAATTGCTATCGGTGTTTTGCTCTATCAAAACTGGGACACTGTTGTTGAGTTTGCTAAAACTGCATGGCAAGGACTATGTGATTTTATCAGTGGTATTTGTCAAGCGATTGGCGAATTTTTCAGCGGTCTATGGACGAAACTACAAGAAATCTTTGAGCCGATAGGTCAATGGTTTGGCGAGAAATTCCAGCAAGCATGGGACGCCATTGTAAACATATTCTCTGGCATCGGAGAGTGGTTCTCTGGTGTATTCCAAGGTGCATGGGACGCTATCGTTAATATCTTCACACCAATCGGCTCATGGTTCGGACAACGTTGGGCAGATGTGACTAATGCGTTATCCAGTGTTTCAAACTGGTTTGGTGAGATGTTCACTAATGCTTACAACGCAGTAAAAGATGCTTTTAGTTCTATTGGCGACTTCTTTAAAGGCGTTTGGGATACTGTTAAAAGTATCTTCGTAAATGCTGGTCAGATGGTCGGAGAGGCAGTAGGTGGAGCGTTTAAGAGTGCGGTCAATGCGGTTCTTGGAACGATTGAAAATGTAGTCAATGGCTTCATCGGAATGATTAATGGAGTTTTAGGCGTTGTCAGAAACTTACCTGGTCTAGGATGGGTTGGTAGTGTAAGTACAGTTAGCCTCCCTCGTCTTGCCCGTGGTGGTATCGTCGATAGTCCAACAATCGCCATGATTGGTGAAGCTGGTAAAGAGGCGGTCGTACCACTTGAAAATACAGGATTTATCCAAACACTTGGACGAGTAGTCAGCAGTGCGGTAGTAAATGCCATGGCTGGTGTTAGTCCACAAGGTGGATTCTCTGGCGACGGCGACATCGTTATCCAAATCGCAGGCCATGAGTTCGGACGGGTAGCCATCCAAGAAATAAACAAGGAACATGAACGAGCAGGTCAAACCTTGCTCAAGATTTAGGAGGTTAAATGGCACAATTGACAATCAATGGGGTGGCTGTGAAGCCTCCCAAATATTTTCAAGTCGGTATTCAAGATATCGATGGAGAGACAGGGCGTAATGCCAATGGCGACATGATGCGTGACCGTATCACGACCAAACGCAAACTAGACTGTGAATGGGGTATGATGACTCAGGGAGAATTAAGTCAGCTTTTACATGCTGTATCATCTGAATTTTTTGAGGTATCTTATCCAGACCCCATGGATGGCCAAGTCACAAAGACTTTCTATGTCGGTGATAGGACAGCTCCTAGCTATACCTTTACTGAGAAGTTTAAACCTTGGTCTGGCGCTAAATTTAATCTGGTAGAGAGGTAAGAAAATGGACGCTTTAACTAGACGACAATTTGACAGAGCCATGTTTGCCAAGGAAAGGACGCTGGCTATTCGTGTTGGTGATTATGCTTCACGGGATATCAAAGAGGCTAGTTTTGAGTATGGCTACATTAAGGGCGATACTTATAAGCCTGGTGGAACCTGCGCTGGTAGCGGTAAAATTACCTTTACCAGTATCATTACCACGTTCAATAAGCTGGATACCCTGCACCCTGAGATTGGTCTACTGGTTGGGGATACCTACCAGTGGGTCAAGATGGGGGAATACTTCATCAACGATATTGAGATTGACCGAAACCGAAACACTACCACACTTGAACTTATGGATGGTATGTTTAAGCTCAATCGTGAGTATGTGACAGATTTGCATTTCCCAGCTGAAGTACGAGAGGTTATTCAGGAAATCTGCCTGAAAACAGGCATTGAGTTAGCGAATGACTATTTCGGAATCAGCGCGATGCGTTATCATATTGAGCAAGTTCCTGAGGGCAAGAAACTTTCCTTTAGGGATATGCTGAGCGCTATGACTCAGATGATTGGGATGTCTTGTTTCTTCAACAGAGAAGGCAAGATGGAAATCCGTGATTTGACTGAGTCCAATATCACGATCAACGCTGACAGTTACTTCTTGCATGGCTTGACCAAGAGTGAGATTGAGTATCAGATAGCTGGTATCACTTGTAAGACGGACAAGAAGTCTCTGACAGTCGGTATGAAGACAGGTCGGTCTTTGGAACTGGACAATGTCTTTATGACTCAGAGCGCTTTAAATGACTTGTATTACAAACTGAAAAACCTAACTTACTATCCGTATAATCTCAACTACCAAGGACATTTGTTACTTGAGGTTGGGCAGTGGGTAACCATTCAGACCAACAAGAAAGAGACTTTTAAAGTTCCTGTCTTAAGTCAGAGCTTTATCTTTAAAGGTGGTCTGAGAGGTCGTATCAGTGCAGATAGTAAGGCTGGAAACGATACCCAGTATTCGTACGAGGGAACGATTACCAAGCAGATAAAGCAACAAGATGGCATTGAAGCAAAAATCCAAGCGCAGATTGAAGCAGCAGATAAAGATTTTGACCAAAAGGTCGACAAAATCAAAAAAGACTTTAACGATCAAGTAGAATTGGCCAAAGCCAGAGCTGAAGAAGTCAAGAGAGAACTGTCTGACACTATCAATCAGCGATTTAATAGCTTTGACAACGGGCCATTGAAAGAAACTAAGCACAAGGCTGAGGAAGCTTTGCGAAATGCTGGCGCAAGTACCCTGCTTGCACAGGAAGCTAAGCGGATTGGGCTGGATTCTGTTGCTAGACTTGAAGCGTTTAAGTCGCAGACTACGAGCGCACAAACGGCTCTGTCGGGTGACTTGGACGCTCTGAAACGGACTATCGCGAATGATATTCGACCGAAGCAAGCACAGGCTGAAACTGAGATTGCCAAGCAAGCTGAAGCACTTAGCCGGACTAAAAATGAACTGTCTGGCGTGAAGTCAGCGCAAGCGACGTATGAGGAGACGACGACTCGTAGACTGTCAGAACTGACCAACTTGGCCAATGGTAAAGCCAGCAAGTCAGAACTCACGCAGACAGCTGAGGAGCTCTCTAGTAAGATAGCGAGTGTGCAGGTCGGGGGTAGGAATTATATCCGGGGTACAAAGCGCATGATGCTAGCCAGAGGATTGTGGGCATCAGGTACTTTTAGACCGTCAGGCGCTGGGACGGCAAAGACGATTGATGTATCAGACAGTCCAGTAACTGGCTTTGATAAAGCGATACGATTGACCTCAAGCAATGCTAGAGACCAAATAGGTATTGCTCAAGATGGATTTTATATCTCGCAAGGCACATACACGATGTCTTGTTGGGTCAAAGGCAGAAGAGGTCAAAAGGTCAAGCTACAAACTTATTGGCAAGTCAATGATAATTCGGGTATTTCGCCCATCTTTACATTAAAGGATGAAAATTGGACAAAGCTATCGTTTACTAGCGCTAGAAATAGGGCTGGAGTCGCATCAATTGGCTATGTGTATCTCGTAAATGCTGAAGTCGGAGAATATTTAGATGTTCTTGCGCCCCAGCTGGAAGACGGAAGTTTGGCAACAAGCTCAAAAGAAGCTCCTGAAGATATAGAAGGTCAGATTTCAACAGTTGAATCGACCTTTAAACAACGAGCCAACTCGCTCGAAGCTGGTGTGAATCGTCTGACTGAAGGCCTTAGAACCAAAGTGGATATCAGCGCACTCAACGTGACTGCTGAAAATATCCGGCAATCTGTGAAGAGTCTTGAGACAGACACGCAGAACAAGCTAAATCAGAAGTTGAGTCAGGCTGAATTTGAGGTGCGAGCCGGCTCTATCCGTCAGGAAATCCTGAACGCAACCAAGGATAAAGCCAGCAAGTCAGAACTTACGCAGACAGCTGAGGAGCTCTCTAGTAAGATAGCGAGTGTGCAGGCATCCGGTCGAAATCTATTCTTGAACTCACTATTCAAGCAGGATATTTCAAAAACAGGAATTTGGACAACGAGTACATATACGGCTACTATCGATAGCGAAAGTAAGTATCTTGGACACAAGGCTCTTAAAATTATAGGTCTGAATCCATCTGGCCGTGATGGAGGGAATCCCAAGATTACTTATCCAGCTCTGGGTCAATTCGGGAAAGTAATTCCCGGAAGTACGACTAATCAAGATGTAACCATTAGTTTTTATGCTAAGGCAAATAAAAATGGAATAATGCTAAGATCTCGATTAGGGAATATCGGATATAAAACTGGAAATGTGACATTGTCGACAGAAATTAAACGATATGTTGTCCATATTCCAAAAGGTTGGACAAACGAATCCAAGCAGACCACAAATGAATGGTTGTTCAATTTCAACCAGGAAGGAACCGTTTGGATTTGGATGCCGAAGTTTGAAATAAGCGATGTAGATACTTCTTATTCAGAAGCTCCTGAAGATATAGAAGGTCAGATTTCAACAGTAGAATCGACCTTCAAACAACGAGCCAACTCGCTCGACGCTGGTGTGAGAAGCTTGACTGAAGGGCTTAGAACCAAAGTGGATATCAGCTCACTCAATGTGACTGCTGAAAATATCCGGCAATCTGTGAAGAGTCTTGAGACAGACACGCAGAACAAGCTAAATCAGAAGTTGAGTCAGGCTGAATTTGAGGTGCGAGCTGGCTCTATCCGTCAGGAAATCCTGAACGCAACCAAGGATAAAGCAGATAAGACTTTAGTTGTATCTGAAGCTGGGAAATTGCGTGAAGAATTTTCAAAAATGAAGGTGGGAGGACGGAATCTATGGATAAAATCCAAGACGGTTGGAGCTGTAATTGAAAAATTACCTGAAAACCACGTCACAGGTCAAAAAGAATGCTATAGGCTAGAGAACAACTCTACTTTAACGTTCAACCTTGAACCAGATTTCAGCTCAAGGTTGTACCAAAAAGTTACTTTTAGCGCTTGGATCAAGTACGAAAATGTAGTCCAAGGTCGAAATTTTTGGAATGTATTTAATTGCTTCAAACATTATCTTTTTAGAAAAAATAGTGAGACCGGAGTACAGAGTGGTCCAGATTATGCTACGCTTGGTATGTATAAAGGTTCGGCAGATTGGAAATATATTACATTCACTTATGACTACTCTGAAAAAACAAATTTTGATCAATTGAAGACATCATTGCGATTCAATCTTGAAGGTGCTACAAGCGGTACAGCTTGGGTAACAGGAATCAAGGTTGAAATCGGTAGTGTGGCGACGGACTGGAGTCCTGCGCCTGAGGACGCTGATGGTCTCATCACTGAGGCTAAGGCTACCTTTGAGCGGACAGCTCAGGGCTTGCGAACCGACTTATCAGCTATTCAGGAATATGTAAATAAAGACGGTCAGCGACAGGAAGCCCTACAGCGCTATACTCGTGAGGAGAGCGCGAGACAAGCGACAGCAGTCCGTGAGCTGGTCAATCGTGATTTCGTTGGTAAGGCTACTTATCAAGAAGATGTTAAGGGTATTAATCAGAGGATTGAAGCTGTTAAAACTAGTGCGAATAAAGACATCGCTAGTCAAATCGCTAGCTATCGTCAATCTGTAGATGGTAAGTTCACGGATATTTCAAGTCAGATAACTACTTATAAGCAAGATGTGGGCGGTCAAATCAGTGGTCTATCAAATAGACTTACAAGCAGTGAGCAAGGAACCACTACTCAGATTTCAAATATTTCAAATCGGATAAACAGTAATAAGCAAGGCACAGATAATCAGATTTCAAATTTAAAGACTCAGGTCGCTACAAACAAGGATAATGCTGAACGACAAATGGGTAGAATATCTGATCAGGTTTCTGCAAACAAAGCGAATGCGGATAGTCAATTTGTGAATGTGACCAATCAACTAGCGCGAAAAGTAGAGACTACTGACTTCCAGCGTGTTAAGGAAACCAGTAAACTTTACGAGCGGATTTTGGGCAATACTGAAAATGGAATTGCGGATAAGGTTGCTCGTATGGCTCTGACTAATCAACTATTTCAGGTTGAGGTTGGGAAGGTTGCCAAAGGTGGTCGAAATTATATCAGAAATGGTCAATTTAAGAACGGTTCGAAAAACTGGCTTGAATATCAATCTGTTAATTTTGGTTTGAATTTCAACTATCAACACTCTCAAAATCCTAATAATCGAAATCGTCCAGGACTACACTTCTATCACGATTCTCAAGATGTTGCTAATTTTTTTGGAATTCAGCAATCTTTTGCATTTGATGGTATTCGAGGGGAAAAGGTTAGTGTATCTCTGCTTGTTTCGAAAGATGGTGGCGATAGCAACAGTGGCTTGAAAGTCGCTTTGCACTACATCAAAAACAAAAACATTATTGGGCAAGAGTGGCAAAATATCCCAAGTCCACAAATAACATCGAAGTATAAGCGTTTCACATTTACGTTTACTTTATCAGACGATGTAGAGAATCTGAATTTGATGTTGTTTGGTGAAAAAGGGAAGACCATCAACCTCTATGTTACAGATGTTCAACTCGAAAGAGGTTCTGTCGCGACGGACTACAAAGAAGCTCCTGAAGACACGGACGAAGCGATTCGCTCTGTTCAAAGCCAACTAACTGGATCATGGGCAGTTCAAAACATCAACTCGGCTGGAGATATCATCTCTGGAATCAATCTTGGCGCCAATGGACATAACCGCTTTGTTGGGAAATTGACCCACATCACTGGAGAGACCCTGATTGACAGAGCAGTCATCAAGTCTGCCATGGTTGATAAGCTCAAAACGGCCAATTTTGAAGCTGGTTCGGTCACGACTACGATATTAGACGCTGAAGCGGTAACTGCTGATAAAGTGAGATTTGATGCTGCGTTTATTAGAAAAATGATTGCAAATGACGCTTTTATTGACCAACTGACATCTAAACGTATCTTCTCTACTAAGGTTGAGTCCGTCATTTCTAGCTCAACCTTCCTAGAAGCCTATCAAGGCCGAATCGGTGGATTCACACTTGGTCAATTTGACCAGGGTGGCGGTCGCTGGATTTCAGGTGTCAATCAGTTCTCTGTTGGTATGGGGAATGGTGCCGGGTATGGAGTCCGGACAGCCTTCTGGGCGAACTGGGGAAATAATTGGAACTATGCCGGACCTAAAGCATGGAACGTCAATACTGATGGGAAAATGTACTGTAGGAATGAAGTCGGTTTTTATGATCAAGTGGATTTTTCGAATTCATCGAGAGCAAACTTCTATGGGAATACTACTTTTTCTCGTTCTCCTGTGTTTTCAAATGGTATCGAACTTGGAAGTAAAGATGTGCTTGGTGATGGTTGGAATCCCAAAGGCGGAAGGAATGCGGTTGTTTGGTGGAATCAGGTCGGTAGCGGTAGCTTGAAGTATTGGATGGAACAAAAATCAGATAGACGCTTAAAAGAGAACATCACAGATACAGCTGTGAAAGCCTTGGATAAAATCAACAGATTAAGAATGGTTGCATTTGATTTCATCGAAAATAAGAAACATGAGGAGATTGGTCTAATAGCTCAAGAGGCTGAAACCATCGTTCCAAGAATTGTCTCACGAGATCCTGAGAATCCAGATGGCTATCTACATATCGACTATACCGCTTTAGTTCCTTACTTAATCAAGGCTATTCAAGAATTAAATCAAAAAATAGAAAAAATGGAGAAAACAATAGCATGAATAACAACATGTTGACCAATATCGCACTTAAAGCAATTCAGGAGTTTGCTCTTGAAAATAGAAAACGAACACACAGATTGGAGAACTTAGAAAATGAACACAGAACAGCTTAACCAAGCCTTACAAATGACAATTCGTGAAATGTCAACAACTTCAACAGATTCGATGATTGCAAGTAATTTCTTGAGTATTCAGTTGGATGAGCAAAGGGAAGAGAATCAAAGACTTCAAGCACGAGTGGATGAGCTGGAAGCTCTGCTTGATGAACAAACTAAACCAGCAGACAAAGGAGAATAGACATGGCAGAAACAATTCAAAACACAGATAACTTGCTAGACCTTACAAAAATCACAGAACCATTTGATCTTGCGAGCGCTTTGCGCTATATGAAAGAAAATGGAGAGTTCATTCGTTGCAAGAATGTAAGCGATGACTTCTATATGTATCGTGATGTTCAAAAACGTCCTGTGATCGTAAATGGCCGTCGCCAATTCAAGGATGTTGAAACCGTTTGGGCGTTCAACCAGTGGGGTGGTACAATCGCAACAATCAACGTAGCCGTTCTGTTGAATCATGAATTCTATATCATGAAATTTGATGCAGAGGGCAATCCTGACTGGACGGTTCCAACGGTAGAACCTAAAGAATAGGAGGTTGTATGCCAATTGAAGAAGCTGAAAAAATCGCTCAAAGTCAGGTAGCTTGGGCGATTTTGTTTATCTTGCTTTTTTTTATTATCATTCGATATCTTATCAAGACTTCGGACAAGCGAGAGAAGAAGATTATGGATTTGCACGAGCAATCAAAGGCCGACTCTAATAGACGAGAAGAGCGTTTGATGACTCACCTAGAAAAGACCACTACAGAATTAACCACAATCACTCACACGGTCGGAGACATTCAAAAAGAAATGGTTCGCATGAACGACCGCATGGAAGAAATCGAAAAAGGAGAATAACAAATGCAACAAATTACTGAAATCATTACTAATGGAGCAATCAGCATCCTAGTCATTTTGGCAGGGGTGGTAGTTAGGGTAGTCAAGGAATACCTCGTCAAAAAAGGTGGAGAAAAGACTATCAAGATTGTTGAAATCTTGGCCAAGAACGCAGTTAATGCCGTGGAGCAGGTAGCTGCTGAAACTGGCTACAAGGGAGATGAAAAACTGGCACAGGCTCGCGCTAAAGTCCGTGCTGAGCTTACAAAATACAATATTAGCATGACTGACAAAGACTTAGACACCTTCGTAGAGTCAGCAGTGAAGCAGATGAATGACGCATGGAAAGGACGATAGGGAATGGATATCGATAGAAACAGACTACGTACAGGCTTGCCACAGGTTGGGGTGCAGCCTTATCGACAAGTACATGCTCACTCAACAGGTAACCGCAACTCAACCGTACAGAATGAAGCGGATTATCACTGGCGGAAAGACCCAGAATTAGGTTTTTTCTCGCACGTTGTTGGGAACGGTCGCATCATGCAGGTAGGACCTGTGAACAACGGAAGTTGGGATGTTGGGGGCGGTTGGAATGCTGAGACCTATGCAGCGGTTGAACTGATTGAAAGCCATTCAACTAAGGAAGAGTTTATGGCTGACTATCGCCTCTATATCGAATTGCTACGCAATCTAGCGGACGAAGCAGGCTTGCCGAAGACTCTTGATACAGACGACTTGGCAGGTATCAAGACGCATGAATACTGTACCAATAACCAACCAAACAACCACTCAGACCATGTGGATCCATATCCATATCTTGCAAGTTGGGGCATTAGCCGTGAACAGTTTAAGCAAGACATCGAAAACGGCTTGAGCGCTGCAACAGGCTGGCAGAAAAATGGCACTGGCTACTGGTACGTACACTCAGACGGCTTTTATCCAAAAGATAAGTTTGAGAAAATCAACGGTACCTGGTATTATTTCGATGGCTCAGGCTATATGCTTTCAGACCGCTGGAAGAAGCACACAGACGGTAATTGGTACTGGTTCGACAACTCAGGCGAAATGGCTACAGGCTGGAAGAAAATCGCTGAGAAGTGGTACTATTTTGATGTAGAAGGTGCCATGAAGACAGGCTGGGTCAAGTACAAGGACACCTGGTACTACTTAGACGCTAAAGAAGGCGCCATGGTATCAAATGCCTTTATCCAGTCAGCGGACGGAACAGGCTGGTACTACCTCAAACCAGACGGAACACTGGCAGACAAGCCAGAGTTCACAGTAGAGCCAGATGGCTTGATTACAGTTAAATAAATAGAAAGGAAACTTTCTAAATTGTTCTTTCACCGCAGGCTCAGGCTTGCGGTTTTTTATTTGCTCTGATTCTTCAAAAAAGCGTTTACATGAAGAATAGGGAGGAGGAATGGAAGAGCATTATTGTCAAAAATGCCATTTTGTTAATAATAGCTCCTTTTTAGTTTTTGATTATTGTCAAAAACGGTGTTTTGTTAAAAATAAAAAAATAATGATTTTTTCATAACTTTTTATCTTCTTTTACGAATAGATAAGTAGGAGGAATAAAAATGAAGATTTTAAATATTGAACTAGCAAATGTAGAGCAGACAGACTTAGGTTTTGAGCATTGGGTAGATGTGACTTATCAGGTTCCGATTTTGAAGAATGAATACACGGTCAAGCTATTATTACTTATGGAATGCAGGATAGAGGACCAAGAGGTTATTGAGTATCTGGTCAGCACTTGGAAGTATCGTGATCTCGTGTTGCATTCGGTAAGGATGTATGAGATAGAAAAGAGTGAGAGTTTTACTATCCTTGATTGAAATGTTGGTGGTCTTGCTGATTATCAGCGTGCTTTTCTTGCTCTTTGTACCTAATCTGACCAAGCAAAAAGAAGCAGTCAATGACAAAGGAAAAGCAGCTGTTGTTAAGGTGGTGGAAAGCCAGGCAGAACTTTATAGCTTGGAAAAGAATGAAGATGCTAGCCTAAGCAAGTTAAAAGAAGATGGACGCATCACGGAAGAACAGGCTAAAGCTTATAAAGAATACAATGATAAAAATGTAGGAGCAAATCGTAAAGTCTATGATTAAGGCCTTTACCATGCTGGAAAGTCTCTTAGTTTTGGGACTTGTGAGTATCCTTGCCTTGGGCTTGTCCGGCTCTGTCCAGTCCACTTTTGCAGCGGTAGAGGAACAGATTTTCTTTATGGAGTTTGAAGAACTCTATCGGGAAACCCAAAAACGCAGTGTAGCTAGTCAACAAAAGACTAGTCTGAACTTGGATGGGCAGATGATTAGCAATGGCGGTCAAAAGTTGACAGTTCCTAAAGGAATTCAGGCACCATCAGGCCAAAGTATTACATTTGACCGAGCTGGGGGCAATTCGTCCCTGGCTAAGGTTGAATTTCAGACCAGTAAAGGAGCGATTCGCTATCAATTATATCTAGGAAATGGAAAAATTAAACGCATTAAGGAAACAAAAAATTAGGGCAGTGATTTTACTGGAAGCAGTAGTCGCTCTAGCTATCTTTGCCAGCATTGCGACCCTCCTTTTGGGACAAATTCAAAAAAATAGGCAAGAGGAAGCAAAAATCTTGCAAAAGGAAGAAGTCTTGAGGGTAGCTAAGATGGCCTTGCAGACGGGGCAAAATCAGGTAAGCATCAACGGAGTTGAGATTCAGGTATTTTCTAGTGAAAAGGGATTGGAGGTCTACCATGGTTCAGAACAGTTGTTGGCAATCAAAGAGCCATAA